ACCTGTAACATCAAAAGATGCATCATCATCCGGATCGTATTTAGTTCCGTGTGGTAAACCAAACACGGCAGAATCTTCCCATGTGCTTCTAGGAAATAAAGTATTTGCGTTTGTAAACCATATAGGTCTTTTAGCTGTTGAATCTAAATAGCTATACATAACTGCTCTATTGACTACGTTAGACGTAGATGTTGGATAGAACCAAGTAATTTCACCAAACAAGTTATTGATACCTGCATACACTAATTGATTGGATGTTGTATTAAGATCATCGTAAACATAATCTTCTACTAAACAATCCATAGATTCTAGTTTACCAGTGTATCTAAAAAAACCATTATCTGACATCCAATACGCAGCACCATCAACTTCTACTGCTGCATTCATACCAATCAATCCACAGTTAGTTCCTACTTGTTCGTAAGCAAATGTAAAAGGAGTTCCAACAAATCGCATAGTAAATAAAGATGTATCGGTCCAAATATAAATTGCATTTCTACCAACTTTAGCTCCCATGATCCGTGATCCGGCGGCCAGTCTTTGTGTACCAGCACTATTGGTTGCTGTAGGTGTGTAATCGTTAATATTTTCTTGTGAAGAAAATCTAATAAACATATCGTCTTGTGTAGTTTTATCTCCAATAGTTTTTTCTGTTCCAAAAAAAATTAAGTGACGATCAGTAGTAGAAACTATCATATCACGTGACGCTGTTGGCGCACCTGTTATAATAGTAGCTCTTGTTGCTGTTGCATTAAGTGCATCACCATCCCATTCAAAACATTCTCCGTTATGTATTAGTGCTATAAGAGTTGTTCCTAAATTATCTAAAGACCATAAACCAGGATCTGTTACTGAGTCTGTGTTGGCTGCTGGTGATCCCCAACCTGTCCATGAAGATGTATTAGTTACCGCGACTCCATTTGAATGTGTAGTTGCAGTTGTTCCTCTAGCTGCTCTACCAATGCCAGTTAATTTGTTACCACTAATTCCAGTGTAAGATATTTCTTCAGTTCCTATTTGGACATAGTTTGTACCTGATGTTGGAAAACCAGTTACACTTGTTAACGTAATTTCTGTAGCTGATCCATTATTACCACCAGACGTACTAGATATAGCTCCATCCAATGTGGTAGATGCCGATCCTAACACACTTCCACCCCATAATGATATACCCCAACCAAAAGCTCCAACTTGTTCTGCAGGTCCCACATGATAATATTGATAATAAGTAATACCACCAGAAGTAGTCGCTCCAGTTCCAGTTTCATTGCTTGACATTGTAATAGTAATTGTAGTTGCACTGGGTACACTCGTTACCATAAATTTTTTATCAGCAAAATCAGTAGCTACAAAATTAGAATTAGTAATAGTAGAAAAAGTAGAAGCGTTACCAAATAAAATTATATCTCCAGCTTGAAAATTATGTGAGGTAGGAAAAGTAATAGTTACTTCTGGTTGACCATTAGTTGTACTAAACGCATTAGTAATAGCGGTACCTGATGGATTAACTAAAGGATGTATGTCATAAAATACTCCACCAGAATATACATATAAAATTCTATTAGTACCTATAGCGGCAAATTTTGTAGAAGCTGTATTGACAAAATGATGTAAACCTCTGGCAACACCAGTTAATTTAGATTCTCCTAACTGTGTCCAACCACCTATTTTTTCAGGTGTACCATATCTAAAACGAACATTTTCTCCACCTGTCCATTGAGACTCAGCACCTGTTGATGTGACTTGTTTGTTGAATCCTGGTAAGAATCCTAATTTTTGTAACATATAACCTCATTATAATACTATTTTACAAATGATGGTAGACCTAGCATAGGTCTTCCGTCAAATTTGTT